GTTCGGGGCCTGACCGGCCCCGGAACCGTCGATCGAGCGGGCCGCGTCGTAACGCAGCCGGGCGAGGAAGTCCGACGACAGCTCCGCCATGGCTTACTGCGGCGCGGCGCCGCCCAGCAGCGGGTCGCCGTTGCCCAGGCTGATGTTGAAGGGGCTGGTCGCCGGGTTGAGCGAGAGCTGGACGTTGTTGCACGGCACCTTGCGCGTGCAGACGATGCTCACGTTCTCCTGAACGATGCCCTGACCCGCCTGGATGGCCTTGCCCAGGTTCTGGATGTAGCACTTCTCGTAGTACTCGCGGCTCACGAGCACGCCGCCGGCCGTCATGGTGAAGGTCAGCAGGCCGAAGGGCACGCGGATCAGCTCCGACTCCATCGTCGTGAAGTGGGTGTGGCCCGCCACGCCCGGGTCTTCACCCGGCTTGCGGATGAAGTCGAGCGCGAAGGTGTTGCCACCCATCTTCGCGATCCAGGCGTACAGCGCGTGGCGCAGGTTGGAGTGCCAGGTGAGCACCTTGCTCATCTGGACCTGGTACTGCGCCATGCCGAAGGCGGTGCGCTTCAGGCGCGAGCCGACCTCGGGGAACTGCTGGACGTTGTTGACCTCGTTGTCGCTGAAGCCCTGCACCGACCCGATGGGGACCATCAGGTTCTGGAGCTGGGCCGCGGCCGTGGCGAGCACGGGCGGCACCGAGAAGATGATCGACGCTTCGCCCGACGCGACGTTGTTCGGGTCGTCGTCGAACTGGACCACGTTCTCCTGGAAGTTGTAGGTGCCAGGATCCGACGTGACCGGGTAGAGCAGGTTGCCGACGGGGTTGGCCCCGTTGGCGCCCCGCAGGAACTCGGCGATAGTTGCCATGGGTTAATCCTCTCCTTCCGTCGGAACTAGGCCACGACTTCGACGCGCGCCTTGATGTAGTTCAAGGGCACGGGGACATCGATCAGGGTGCGCAGGCGCACGGTGTCGACCTCGAACGGGTCCTCCACCACCTCGGCGACCTTGCCGGACAGGATCGGGGAGCCGATCTTGTCGAAGCGCTGGCCGAGCAGGCGGGAGTGGTACGCCTCGACGTCGTTGTTCAGGGCCACCAGGGTCCCCTTGAAAACGTTGTACGGACCCACGAACTTCTTGAGGACCGCCTTCAGGCCGATCGAGTAGTAGTCCAGCGTCTTGGTGACGCTCAACTCCCGGCGCTGGATCGAGCTGTTGTCGGTGGTGGTCTGCAAGAAGGCGAAGGGCAGGCCGTCGTCGGTCTCCTGGATCACCAGGAAGCCGCCGGAGCCGGCGATCAGCTTCTGCTGGTCGTCGGTGAAGTACTTGTGGCCGTACCGCACGCTCTTGATGGCCGACACGCCGACGTTGGTGAAGCCCTGGTGCGGGGGGAAGCCCGCGTTCATGCCGCCGTAGGCCGCCGCCAGGTAGTAGCCGGGAACCGCGATGTCCGCGTTCTGGCCGGTGGTGGGGTCGGGCAGCGTGATCACGCACTCCGCGTTGGTGATGTAGGTGACGCGGCGGGAGTTGAAGCCCGACGCGCGCGCCGCGATCGCCTCCGCCTGGCCCTGGCGGTCCAGCACGCGCACGACCTCCATGTCGAAGGCGTCGGGCGGGAAGTCCACGGCGAGGGCCGGGCCGGACGCCACGTAGACACCATCGGCACCCGCGTACTTCTGCGAGGCCAGCTTCAGCGTGGTGGCGTTCGTCACCTCGATGACCTTCCAGAAGCCGACGTGCGTGGGGTCGTTGGTGGGGTTCACCACGGCCACGCGCGCGATGGTCTCGACGAAGTCGCCCACGCGGACGTCGCGCGAGAACTCCGCGTTGGGGTGCTGGATGGTCAGCACGCCGCCGGCCCGCTTCATGGTCGCCGCCGACAGCGGCTCCACGGCGAGGGTCTCGACCGGGTGCGCCAGGTTGATGAAGGTGATGCGGAAGGCGCTCTTCTCGGGCAGCGACATCTGCTCGACGTGCGTGCGCACCAGCGACTGGATCGTGGGATCCTGGGTGAGCAGCACGATCGTGTAGACCTGCTCGCTCTGGAGGCGATCCAGGGCGGCGAGCCAGTCCACCGGGCTGTCGCTCTTGATGCCCATCGTGAGCACCGAGCTGACGGTGTTGGCCTTCGCCAGGAAGGCGCCCAGGGCCAGCGGGTTCTCGATGGAGACCACGCCCAGCTTGGTTGCGATGTCGTCGGTCTGGGCGATGTTGGTCAGCACCTCGGCGGTGAGCTGGCGCTGGGCGCGGTAGCTCACCTGGGTGACGCCCGACAGCACCGGCAGGCCGTCCACGGTCAGGGTGCCCAGCACGGTGACGTCGTCCGGCGTCGCGGTGAAGGCCGCGGGCAGCAGGAAGAGGTCGATGTGGGCGCGCTTGATGCGGAAGTCCACCGGCGTGGCGAACTCGGGCACGATCGAGAGGTCGCGGTCCAGCGTCAACGAGTTGGCGTTGTTCACCGTGATCACCTTGGCCTCGTAGGTCGTGGTGACGCCGGCGATGGTCTGGCTGGCGATGAAGATGTCGCCCGGCTGGACGTTCTCGGACACGAAGTCCGGGTCGCCGGGGTTGGGGAAGATGTTGGCCTGGTCGCCGGCCAGGGTCGCCTTGGTGGCGCCGCCGTCGAAGACTTGCAGGAACATCTGGGTCATCTTGACCTGCACCGAGGCGAGGTCGACGATGGCGCCGTCCTCCAGCTCCGGGTAGGCCGTGACCAGGTTGACGCCCATCGCGAAGTTGCCGCCGGCGCCCAGGTCCTTGACCTGAACGTTGGAACCCACGATGACCGTCGGCAGGTCTGGGTTCACGAGAGTCGGCGCGGTCTCCAGGAAGACCTGCTGAATCTCGACGCCCGGCCGAACAACTTTCTGGATCGTCATGAACCATCCTCCTCAAAGGCGTTTGGTATAATTGCCTGGTGTACCGGGCAGGACGGTCGTTCGGTCCTACCAACTGCGGACAAGCAAGGCGCTTCATGCGTATTATATGGAGCCAGCGAGGGCGAACTATGGGGCGCAACGTAACCGAGGTGGTCGACTACCTCAATGCGATCATCACCGAGGCGTCAAAGTCCTACGGGGGCAGCTTTCGCGACGGTTGCCTCGCCATCGAGGCCGGGCTGAAGACCTTGGACAAGCAGGGGGATGCGGTCTTAGGCTTCACGCTGGGGGTGAGCGCGGACGGCGTCGCCATCAACACCGTGGTCCTGGCCGACCCGGACGGCGCGGTGCCGACGCCGCGGCCGGAGGACCTGGCCTTTGACGGCGTGTGGGCGGTGCTCTACTCGCTCGCGATGCCGCGCCACAGCCCCTTCTTCAAGGACCCGCTGCGCATCAGCGCCATCACCGTCTGCCACGGCCGGGACCCCTGGGTCAGCTACGACCGCACGCACGAGAACGGCTTGCCGATGGCGATGGATCGCCCGTTCGACGCGGACAAGCTGGACCTCAAGCCGAAGGCCCCCCATTCATGAAGAACGATCAGCCGGAGGAGGACGACCTCGACTTCTTGCAGGTCGAGGTGCCGGGCCTGGACGACGCCGCCCCGATGGATGCGACGGACGCGCCGTCTGACGACCGCCGGATCCGGCTGGAGCGGGACGAGGAGCGCGAGCTGATCCGCAAGGCCAAGGCCGGCGATCAGCGCGCCATGGCCCGGCTGATCAAGGCGCACACCGCCTTCGTCATGAAGGTTGCCAAGCGCTTCACGCTGCCCACCTGGGTCAGCCTGGAGGACGTGCGCCAGGAGGGCATCATCGGCCTGATCGACGCCGTGAACCGCTTCAACTTGGAGAAGTACGGCAACAAGTTCCTGGCCTACGCCTACTGGCGCATCCACAAGGCCATCCTGGGCTACCTCACGGAGATGGGGTACTCCATGAAGATCCCCTTCCAAGACGTCATGAAGCTGAAGGCGGCCTGGAACCGGCTGGACTTCAACTTGAGCGTGGACATCGCGGCGGACACCGACCTGGTGAACGATCAGCGCAGCATTCACATGTGGCACCTGCTCTCCGGCTGCCTGCCCATCAGCCCCACGGACGTCTACCAGCCCAGCGCCGGCAACCTGGAGTCCGGCGGGACCGACGGCTTCCAAGACCTCACGCTCAAGCACGACGCCATGGATGACGTCATGAGCGATCTGCTGGCCCGGGAGATCGAGGACAAGCTGGGCGAGCTGACGGCCATCGAGGGCGTGATGTTGAGCATGTACCTGGGCCTCTACTTCAAGAAGACGCCGATGGCGATCAAGCACATCGCCGGCGAGCCCTCGAAGGTGGAAGACGTCGGGGAGCACATCCTCTTGCACCCCGGCGCGGCCGGTTTCGGTCTGGAGGTCGGCGAAACCTATAATAATTGCAGCCGGCTCATCAAGGAGAGCGAAGCGAAGTTCCGCAGCATCCTGAAGGAGTTCTACGGGAACTTGTACGAGCACTGGAGACAAGATTCATGAGCGATCTTCGGAACGACACCTTCGGCTTCTTGGAGCGGGAGTTGGACAAGTTCAAGCGCGAGAATCCGCGCATCATCCTGCCGCACGAGGTCCGCCGGGGCGAGGGTGCGCCTCTGATCCAGCGCATCGGCAGCCGCGAGTTGCCGGAGAGCCTGGTGGAGAAGGCCGAGCGCGTCGGCTTCTTCCGCGGCCGGGTCGAGGTGAAGGGCGTCATCGAGATGCCCGACGAGCGCCCCCGCGTGGCGTTCTACCACGCCGACAACACCATCACCTTCGACGCGCGCGAGGTGATGGCCCATGCCATCGCCGGCGAGGACGACGCGGCCATCAACACGGTGGCCTGGGGCGCCGACGGCCGCCAACCCAGCCGCGAGGATCCCGACCTGTACGATCCGCGCATCACCAGCGCCGTGACGCAGGTGTCCTACCCCACCCCCGAGTCCGTGATCTTCTCCAGCTCGCTGCCTCCTGGCGTGGGCACTGGCCTCCAGCTCCGCGAGGTGGGCCTGAAGAGCGCTGGCGGCGTGCTGCTTGCCACCAAGCTCTTCGCCCGCTTCGTGTTCCCGCAGCAGGAGAAGTTCGACAGGCTGCGGCTTTCGGTCAACTGGCAGATCATCTTCATCTAAGGTACTACCGAAGGTCCGTTCTACCAGGAGGCGTAACCGGCATGATCACTGGCACCTATGGCATCTTTCAGGGCGGCGAGCTGTCTCTCGACACCGCGAACTTCCGCATCAACATCGCCGCCGCGCTGATGCGAGCCGTGTCGGAGCGCCTGATCGGGATGGGCGGCCCCGGGCGCCGCGTGAGCGTGACCTTCGGCGCCCTGACGCCGGGCTTTGGCTTCAACCGGCCGCGGCTCTCCGCCCTCGACGCGCCGACCTACCAGCTCGCCATCGGCCTCCAGGCGGGCGCGGCCTACCTGATCTACGACAGCGAGGTGTCCGACGACATCACGATGGTCGAGACGCCCAACGCCGGCGACATCATCTTCGGCAAGGTGAGCTGGCCGGTGGGCGCGACCACGATGGCGGACCTCACCCTCGACCTCACGGAGCGCACGGAGACGCGCATCGTGACGGCCGAGGACCCGCTCTCCGCCAAGGACCTCTACCACAACGGCATGCGCTTCGGCGATGCGAGCTTCAACCAGCCGCTCGCCAGCATGGCGGTCATGAGCGAGCTGCTCCAAGGCGAGCTGCGGGCGCGCGCGGGCGACAACTTCGCCGTGTCCCTGCTGAAGCGCACCGACATCGTGACGGCGGGCAACCAGCTCACGGTCAAGCGCTTCCCGCTGTACCTGCGCGACGTGGTCGCCGGCCGTGACGTCTTCAAGGTGATCGACACCAAGGTCGACGCCCTGTTCAACTTCAACGCCGCGGCGATGGCGAACCAGCGCATCAACATCTTCGTGGACCGCACCACGGGCCAGGTGGACGCCGGCCTGGCCTTCAACGCGGCCACCAAGGTGCTGGTGGCCTTCGGGGATGTGCCGGCCACGGCCACGAGCCTGGACGACGTCTTCTTCGTGATCGCCGCCGAATTGAGCCAGGCGAACGCCCAGAGCGGCGCCTCGGTCGAGCTGAACCGCCGGGCGCTGGCCTCGGGCTTCAGCACGCCCACGCAGCTCGTGCCGGTCGTGGGCGTGCCCAACGGCCTGGCGCTGGCGGAGAACATCGTGGAGCTGGCTGGCGTGCAGGCGCGCGTGGCCCCCCAGCAGGTGGCCCTGCCGGCCGCCCCGAACGCGGGCGATCGCCTCGACCTGATCTACCTTGAAGTCCACCGCGTGGTCGAGCCGTCGCCGCCCGCGGACGGCAGCACCTACGTGGTGTTGGGCGGGGTGGGCTACCTCGTGACGAAGGCACGTTTGGCGGTCGCTTCCGGCGTCACCTACGACACGCCCGAGCGCATGATGGTGCAGGCGCCCGTGGTGGGCCTGGGTGGCGGCGGCTTCGAGGCGGACGCGCAGGGCCACTTCACGAGCCCCTACTTCGCGGTGGCCTACGACGGCTACTCGTGGGCCGTGCCCGTGGGGCTGGTCTACCGCTTCAACCAGGCGCCGTGGGCGGCCAACAACCTGGCGGGCGGCACGGGCCGGCCGGACGGCAAGCAGCACGACCAGCTCTCGCCCGACGAGGTCATGAACGTGAGCCCGGTGCTGTCCCTGAAGGGCCTCAACCACCAGGCGCTCCTGCACGCCACCATCGACGCGATCCTGAAGGGCCGGCACCCGCAGCAGTTCGGCGCGGCCCTGCTCTCGGGCAGCTACCTCTCCAAGACGCCCCTGCACGTCGACGCCATCGCGCCGACGCCCACGGCCGGGGCCCGCATGCTGGGCACCCCGGACGGCGTGCGCCGGCAGTGGACGGCCCGGCCGCGGCCGTACTGGCTGGGGGCGAGCTTCCCGGCCAACGCGGACTACGTGGGCAAGAGCGTGGTCTACGAGGACGGCACCCGCACCTTGCTGATCCAGGCGCCCACGGCCGGCTCCCTGACCTTGGACAACGATCAGCCCGTGGTCGAGCTGGTCTGGCTGGAGACGGGCGAGGCGGTCGCGCTGACCGGCCCGTGGTCGGTGGGCGCCGACACGCGCAGCGCCCAGGCCACCCTCGACCCCCTCGACCCCCACTTCCTGCCGGCGGGCACCCTCTCCGCGAGCTTCGAGGTGCTCCAGGCCGCGGACAGCTACCTGGGCGCCGTGCCGGCCCGGGCCTACCGCGCCACCCTCGACAACGCGGACATCGACTTCGCGGCGCCCGGCGCGGAGCGCACCAGCGAGGCGGGTGGCGTGGTGCGCCGGGTGAGCGCGATCGGCCCCGCCCTCAAGGGTGACGCCATGATCCAAGAGCGCATCTACGCCGCGGACGGCTCCGACAGCATCGCCATCCCCACCGTGGTGGACGGCCGGGTGGTGCTGGGCGCCGTGACGGTCGACCTCTTGGCCGGCGGCGCCGTGGGCATCCGCACCTTCACCCTGGGGCCGCTGGGCCATGTGCTGCGCCTGGCCGCGGCGCAGACGGCCGGCACGCAGCTCCGGGTGGCCCTGGCCCTGGGCGGCCGGACGTTCCGCTACGATCCGCGGCATCTGGGCGCCGACGAGTTCGCCGAGAGCGCGCTCTTCGAGGCCACCACCACGGGCGCCAAGACGACGCACCATGTGGCCTTGCCGCAGGAGCGCGTGCTCAAGGGCGTGATGGGCTACCGGCTCGACCCGGCCCGTCCGCTCACGGCGGGCGTGTACGTTGACGGCCGTCTGTACCAGGCCACCGTCAGCGGGCTGGACCGCAACCTCGCCACCATCGAGCTGGCGCTCTCGCCGGCGGAGTACGCGGCCTTGGAAGCCGGTCAGCAGCCCAAGTGGGAGCTGGTGGGCGGCGTGTACCGCCTCGCGGCCGGCACCTACACCTTGACCCTGCCGCTGCTCTGGAGCGATCCGCCGAAGAGCTTCGAGCACTTCGCGTTCGTCTACGACTTCCAGGCGCTGCCGTTCGTGCCGCTCCTGGGCGACGAGACCTTCGAGATCGCCCACCACGGCCGCGTGATGATCACCAACTCCAGCGCCGCCAACGACGGCACGGAGCCGTTCGCGCCCGCGACCGAGCGCTTCCCGCTGGTGCGCGGCGATCGCAAGGGCGTCGAGGCGCTGGCGGTGCAGACGATCTTCTCGGACGCCTTGGAGATGGGCCACCGCGCCGAGGTGCCCTGGGACGGCACGGCCCTCGCCATCGACGGCCGCTTCGTCTTCAACGCCGGCATCTTCGACGCCGACGCCGGCTTCGTGGTGTGGATGTGCCTGGTCCGGCAGGGCCGCAACCTGCGCGTGTTCAGCTACATCGTGGAAGGGGAGACGCTCGCGGTCGACACGCCGGCCCGCGCCTTCCTGACCTACCCGCTGACGCACGTCGTCGAGTAGAAGGGGAGCTTCATGAGCATCATCGGACGTAGCCTCTGGGCCAACCGCGCGGGCTTGCGGGTCGTCGACCTCGACGGCCTCACCTTCGCCGCGCGCGTGCCGATCGCCGAGGGCACGCACCCGCCGCTCACCGCGACCGACGACCTGGTCACGGTGGACACCAACGGCCAGACGCTGTTCACGCTCGCGACCCCGCCGGAGCCCGGCGCCATCCCGGCCGTGCTGAAGGACGGGCTGGTGTACTTCGAGCCCAGCTTCCGCCTGGCCGACGGCAAGCTCGTGTGGCAGGGCGCGCAGCTCGGCGCCGGCGAGACCTTCCGCGTGGTCTCCTTCGGGGGCGGCCTGGCCGCGGGCCACATGCGCCTGGAGAAGGTGACGATCACCCAGAACGATCAGCGCCGCCTGGTGCTCGACGGCACGCCCGTGGGTCCCCACACCATCGTCTACCGCAACGGCAAGGCGTACCCGGTGGCGTCGGGCCACGCGCGCACCACCAACAACGTGGTGGACTGGCTGGACCCGCTGGTCAAGCTGAACATCGGCGACCAGGTCTACGTCTACTACGCCCGCACGCTCGAAGCGGCCAACGACCTGGTGACGCAGACCTTCCCCCTCAACGTCACGAGCAGCCACATCTTGGAGCTGTCCACGGCGCCGACGCCGCCCGAGAACACCGTGCTGATGCTCGACGACACCCGCTACACCTACGGGGTGGACTTCACCGTCACGGGCCCCTACCTGATCGTCGACAGCGGCCTGCCGTTCAAGAACGGCCTCACGGCCACCGTGCAGTTCACCCGCACGGGCGAGCTGACCATCGTGCCCGGCAGCGGCAACGACCAGGACGGCGGCACCACCCCGCCGCCGCCCTCCGGCCTGCCCGCGATCTTCTTCTCGCGCTCCACGGTGGACGTCACCGCGGACGGCCAGACGGCGCTCTCGCTCGCCAACGCGCCGACCGTGGCCGGCAAGTCCATCGCGGCCGTGGATGGCCTGGTCTACGTCGAGGGCCACGGCTACACCCGCAGCGGCGCGGCCGTGACCTGGAACGACCCCGACCTGGCGCTCAAGAGCGGCGACAAGTTCCAGCTCTTCGGCTTCGCGGCGAGCGTCATCGGCAACGCGATCGCAATCCGCGAGCTGACCGGCTTCGCCGGCGGCAACCCCACCTTCGACCTGACGGAGCCCGCGAGCGGCATCGCCAAGACGCTCCTCGTGGTGTCGGCGGCTGGCACCAACGGCGGCCTGATCTTCTCGGGCGATCAGCTCGCGTTCCCCGACAACAGCCACGTGGCCTGGGCGGGCCCGATGCCCATCAAGACCACGGACCGGGTCTTCGCGATCTACTTCAAGAGCGCGGACGTGGCGAACGCGATGCGCTTGGAACACCATGTCGTCACCGCGGGCGAGGCCGGCCCGGCCTTCAGCACCGACCTGGCCGCGACCCCGGGCGAGGGCGCGAACCTGTTCGTGATCTTCAACGGCTCGCTCCTGGCCCTGGGCCAGAACTTCAGCCTGGCGGGCAAGACCTTCACCTACACGGGCGGCCCGGTGACGGAAGGCGATCGCTTCGCCTTCCTCTACCACTAGGCCGCGGGCGGACGGCGGTCGAGGACGTAGATGCGCTCCACGATGGTCGTCCGCTCGCTGTACTGGCGCTTGGCGGAGTCGCGGTCGGAGCGGAAGCGCGGCAGCTCCTCTTCAAACGTAGCAACGTTTCCATATCGTTGCAGCGTCGAGAGGATGTCCTCGTGCGCCATCAGGCCCTCGTCGGAGTAGCTCAACATGACCACCTTGGCGTCGGCGGCCTGCACGGTCGCATCGAGCGACGCCAGCGCCTGGCGCTTCGAGCACCAGGGGCTCTTCTGGTTCTGGTAGGGTCGCAGGCCCGTCTTGCCCTTGGGGGTCCAGAGGTGCATGTCGTCGCGCGCGATGGTCTCCAGGATGTGGTAGTTGGGAGCGTACTGCCGGTGGTTGTAGGGCGGGTCGAGGTACAGCACGTCGACGCCTTGGAACTTGTCCAAGAAGTCGCTGATGTCCATGCAGGTGACGGTGGCCGCGGGCCCGCCGGCGGAGATCAGCGGCTCCAGCACCAGGGGCTTGCGCGCGCTGGCCTTGACCTTCTTGAGGTAGGCCCCGTAGACCGAGGCGACGTTCGCCACCCTGTCCGCGGCCTGGACCAGGGAGGCCACCACGGCCGCGCGCTCGAAGACGTTGAGCGGGTGCTCCTCGATGCGGCGGCGGACCGCGGCGATCGCCCGGCCGTTCTCGCGGCTGAAGTAGAGCCGGCCGTCCGCGCCGCCCTCGCAGTAGGCGTCAAAGAAGGGTGTCGAGTCCCAGCGGGGGTCGGCGAAGGCGGCGCGCGCCTCGGTGTTGAGCTGCTCGACGAGCCCGGCCATGTCGGTGGTGTGCAGGTGCGCCATGCCCACCGTGTAGCTGAAGTACAAGGAGTCGTTGGCGAGCACGGTCCAGCCAGCGCTCTGCATGAAGCGGCCCACGGCATGGGTGCCCGCGAAGCCGTCGGCGAAGACACCCGGCTCCATCTCCAAGGAGGCCACGGCCCGGGCCAGCAAGCCGCGTAACAACCTATCCTTAGACCCAATGTAATTCAATTTTAAAAAACCCCTTGACAGGTAGGACCGACGTTCGGTAGTATAACACTTGTCAGGCAGCGATGCCCGACGCGGGAGGTCTCCTCCCCGGTGCTCCTGCCCCGCGCAAGCGGAGCTGGCCCGGGACTTTGGTGCCCTCCGGCGGTGCGCCCCGCAAGGGGCAACGGCCCCACGCTTGTCCTCACGGGCTTCGCGGTTCCGCCTCCACCGTCGCCTTGAGGGGTTTGACGCCCCACGCCCTTCGCTTCCGGCTTCCGCCCTCACGGGCTTCGGCCGACCGGCTCCGGGCCCTGGCCGCCGACCTGAACGGAGTAGCTGCCGTTCCGCCCGCTTCCGTCATGTCGCGGGTCTTATCCGGGTCCCCTCGGGTAGCCAAGGTCTCTCGCAAGTAACGGGTACGCGCCCCAACCGGACCTCACGGTCCCTGGCCGGCGAATCGACGCCAAGGTCCAGCGAGACAAGCACCCCCGCCCTCTCACGAGGCGCGGGGGTTCCTGCATCTGGGACTTGCCAGGTGCATCGGTCGTTTGGTAGGATGGTCGGGCATGGGGATGTCACGGTTTCGACCGGGCGTTGATGTGCGAGCCTACCGGCGGGAGCATGAGGACGTTCTCCCTGGGCCTCGGCCCTTTAAAGCAGCCTCGAACCGACAAATGCCAACACCGTTGACACTGTCACCCCCGAGACCATGGAGTTCACCGCGGACGACTACGCCCGCATGAACGCCCGCCTCAACGCCCTCGCTGGCGTGGAGCTGGCCGCGGTCTAAGGGACCACTGCCGCCCCGGCCTCCTTGGGGCGAGCGGTCACTCAAGGGAGGTGCCGACGGGCAAGCCGTCCGACTGCCGGGGAAGTCCGGCTCGTTGGTCAGAGACCTGTGGGTGGTCGCTACGACCGCCGGGCGACACCGTCTGCCTCCGCATGGGAATGACGGAATGACCGGTAAATAAAGGCTTTCAGGTCTATGTTCGGGACGCGGGTTCAATTCCCGCCATCTCCACCTCACGTGACCCTGACAGGAGCCACGAGCACGAAACCCCCGGGGCCGCCATGCTCCCGGGGGTTTCGTGTGTCTAGTCTTGGTAGCAGGCGATGATGTCCTTGACGAGCTGCGATCGCACCACGTCCTCGCCGGAGAACTCGATGATGGCGATGTTGCCCCGGTTGGCGAAGCGGCCCACGTCGAAGTAGGCGCTCTGCTTGCTCGGCGGCAGGTCCACCTGGCTGGGGTCCATCGTCACGATCATCGTCGTGTTCTCGCCGGCACGGGTGAGCGCGGTCTTGAGCTGGTCCGGGGTGGCGTTCTGCATCTCGTCGTAGATGCAGACCGTGTCGTGGTAGGTCTCGCCGCGCAGGAAGGTGGGGCTGACCACCTCGATCACCTTGCGGTTGATGAACTCCGGCAACTTGCCCGGCGGCAGGAAGAGGTTCAGCGCCTTCATCAGGGGCCGCATGTAGGGGTCCATCTTCTGCTTCTCGTCGCCGGGCAGGGCGCCGATCGACTCGCCGCTCTCCACGGGCGGGCGCGAGAGGATCACCTGGCGCGCGGTCTTGTTGTTGAGGCGCCGCGTGGCGTACCAGGCGGCGATCATGGTCTTACCCGTGCCGGCGGGGCCGATCAGGAAGACGAGCTGGCACCGATCCAAGGCGGCCAGGGCGGCGCGCTGGGCGTCCGTGCGGGGGTGGAAGTCCCCCATGGCCGGCTCCGGCTTCGCCTTGGGGGACTTCTTCTGCTGGGGCTTGCTCATGACGCCTTCCTATGTGGGGGATCCGCCCTGCCTGCGGGGCGGCTTCTGCTCGGGCATGTTCTTCTCGACCTTGCCGCCGCCCGGGGGCTGCTGCGCCTGGCCGCCGCCGCCCAGGCCCATGACGCTGTCGATGCCGAAGTTTCGCGCGAGGGTCGCGAGGATCAGGCCCTGCACCGGGCTGTTCCGGGCGACCTGCTCCATCGTGGACTGCTGGTCCTGCGGGCTCATGGCGAGCAGCATCTGGATCTGCTTGCCATAGGTCGTCTTGTCGGTGGCCGCCCGCGCCGACAGCTCGCGCCCGATGTCGGGGTTGGCCGCCCCGATCTGCTGGACCGCCATGGCCTGCTGGTTGGGGTCCTGGATGGTCTGCAAGCCCTGGAAGACCTGGTCGACCATGTTCGGGTCCACCGCGGGCATCGTGTTGAGCAGCTCGGGCGCCAGCACGTTCTGCAAGAGGGCCTGGATGACCATCATCTCGTTCGCGGCCTGGGCCTGGGCCTTGGCGTCAGCCACGGCCTGGCTGATGTTCTCCTGCGTGCGCTTCTTGCGCTCCTGGGCGTAGTCGAACTCGAACCACTCGCCCAGCTTCTCGCCGGAGACGGCCTGCATCTGCCAGAGCTGCAAGATGAGCTGCTTGGCCTGCACGTCGTCCGCCATCTTGAACTTGCGCAGGTCGCAGTCCACGTACTCCATCTTCGTGATCTGGCTGATGCGCCGCGTGATCCACTTGAAGCACTTGATGACCTGCTCGACCTGGTTCATGAGCGTGTTTTCGAGCATCCGCAAGGAAACGGAGCTACCCGTGTAGGTCAAGCCGCCGCGCAGGAACTCCTGCGGCACGTTCAGGCCGTTGATGATGTTGGTCTCGACCATCTCCATCTCGGCGAACAGCATCAGCGCCTTGCCGTCGCCGCCCATGCGGCCCTCGCCGACGGGCACGGGCGTGAGCATGATGTAGAGCGGGTCCCGCTTCCAGCGCGCCACCTCGGACTCCATCTGGGAGCGCCAGTCGGCCAGGTCCATCGGGATCGTGGTGCCGCTGCCGACGTCGGTGGCCGGGTACAGGTAGCGGAAGGGGATGATGTGCTCCAGGAGCAGCGCGAGCTGCGCGCGCTTCATCATGTTGATGTAGAAGATCTCGCGCAGCACGCTCACCGTGATGGGCATGCCCCAGGGGTTCTCGACGCCCGGGCTCGACGCGCTGTGGCGCGTGAGGTGGAAGATGCTGCCGCGGGTCAGCTTGACCTTCGGGTTGTCCTCCTTGCGGTTGTTCTTGTGCTCGCGGACGGCCTCGATGACGACCCAGGGGGTCTTCTCCAGCATCAAGGGGTTGCCCTTCTTGATCTTCTCCGCCTGCTCGTCGGGCACGTTGTAGTAGTACTCCTTGGAGCCGGAGTACGGGTCGAACTCGATGTCGATGTTGCCGGGGTGGAAGCGGATCAGGTTGATGCGCGTCGGGTCGGCCACGGGCTTGTCCTTGACGCGCGCGTAGCCCTTGAACTGGCACTTCCAGCACTTGATCTTGAAGGCCAGGCGCCCGGAGTCCCACTCCCACTTCACCTTGGTCATGATGTGGTTCTCGCGGCAGTCCTCGTTGCCGCAGATCAGCACGCGGTCGAACGGCGCGTACACGCTCGCGAAGGCGTTGCCGTACAGGTAGAAGTCCATCGACAGGCCCACGGCGAAGCCCTTGGCCTGGAGGTGGGTCTCGTAAATTTCCTCCCAGCGGTCGATCACGCTCTCGCGCTGCTTGTAGGCGTCCTTGTACTCCTTGGAGTCCTCGGGCTCGCGGATGATCGGGCTGAAGGTGAACTCCGTGATGGGGTACTCCGACAGCTTCTCGATGGCGCTGTTCACCACAGGGTTGGTCAGGAACGTCTGGTAGCTGAACCGGAACAGCTCCTTGGTGGTGCTGGGCAGGTAGAAGCTCTCGATATGGAAGAAGGGGCTCTGGCGCAGCATCGTCTGCTGAAGCGCGGCCGAGCCACCTCCGATCATCTGGAGGTCGCCCATCGTGTCGTCCCACGGGTGGTTGAACATCGCCTACACCTTCTTCAGTTCGTCGAGGAGCTGCTGGTGGCGCGCGTTGACGTAGGCCATCACCTCCGCGATGCGGTCGCGCTGCACCGCCGTCTCCGCATCGGTTGCGCCCGCGGCGTGCCGGCGGGCCACCGCCTGGCCGTAGTCGCTCGTCAGGACCGCGAGCCCGTCCGCGGCGAAGGCGAGGGGAGCGGGAGCCACCACGAAGCCCGCGTCGTGCAGCAGGCCCGCGATGTAGGCCGCCACTTCGTGACCCCAGGGGGTAGCTTCGTCGATGTAGCGCATCGCGTCCGCGGCCCAGGCCAGCTCCGGCACGGACAGGTCTTGGGTGTGGTCGAAACGCAGCTCGCGGTCGTTCAGGGCGACGGCGACCTTCTCGAAGACGTGCCAGTGCTCGAACGGCGCGGTGTCGTAGAGCACGATCTGGGCGGCCTTGAGCTTGGCGACTTCCTCGTAGCTGAAGCCCAGGTCCACGAGCGCCTCGACGTCGTAGTCCACGAAGTCGGCGCCGACCTGCCGCTCGGCCAGGATGGCGAGCGTGATCGCCGCGCGCGGCCGGGCGGCCTCCTTGACCGGGGAGTCCAGGGCCTTGAGGCCATGCACCAGGAGCTTCGCGCCCACGCGCTCGACCGCCTGCCGAGGCGTGGCGCTCTCGGTGGCGTCGGCAAGCGACTTCAAGGTCGAGACGACGGTGCGGACATGGGCCTCGCGCTCGTCGTCATGCGTGGGCACGACGGGGTCCATCTAGTAGCCCCGGAGCTGCTCGACGAGGATCTGCTGGGAGCGCTCGGGCAGGGCCTCCACGATCGAGGCCAGCTTCGGCATGTCGCCCAGCGCCGTGAGGGCCTCGGGCGCCAGGTCGCGCCAGACCTCGGCCTTGATCTTGGTGGCGAGCTGGTGGGTGTCGAGGAACTGGCCGGCGCACTTGGCGAGCGGCAGCGGGGTGTCGTCCTCGATCTCCCGGTTCATCGCCCCGGGCGGCGTGAACAGCTCGTCGCCCTCGAAGCCCGCGGCCTTGTCCAGGCGCGCGAACAGGTCCCAGAACTTCGCGTCCGGCTCCCCGTAGGCCATCTTGCGCAGCTCGGCGTAGGCGCCAACCAGGCGCACGTCGTAGGTCTTGAACTCCGGCGGGGGCTCGGTGCCGGCCTGGGCCGCCGCCTTGCGCGCCGGCTCCCAGCGGGCCGCCTCGGAGTTGGTATGCTCGATGCGGTCGATGCGCTGCTGGATGTGGGTGAGCAGGTGTGAGCGCTTGGTGGGCGCCAGCTCCTCCTCCAGCAGCTCCGTGTAGCCCAGGCCGTACTCGGCGGCCTTGTCGAGGAGCTGACGGGCCACCTTGGCGCGCATGGGGGCCAGCTCGCCCACCAGGTTGCGCGGGAACCAGGCGATCGAGTCACGCACCTGCTCGCGGGTGGCGGTCGGGTAGAGGCGCGTGACCTCGTCGCCGGCCTGCTTGACCACCAGGTAGTCGGTGTCGGCGGGCTCGGCCGCGGCCTGCTTGGCGAGCGGGTTCTCGACCGTGATGCCGTGCATCTCGCAGCCGGCGCGGATCGCCTCCCAGATGTCGTCCCGCTTGTTGAACGGGATCTCGCTCGCCTGCTTCTGGAAGTAGCGCGCCGAGAGCCAGGCGTCGGCCGGCGTGTCGACGCTGAAGCGCTGCATGTCGTTCCACGCCCACAGCGTGCGCTCGCCGCGCATCGCGTCGGAGGGGATGGCGGCGCTCTTCACGACGAACTCCGGCAGCTCCCCGGTGGCGTGCGCCTCCTTCAGCACCTCGCGCAGCACGACGCCGCTGGAGTCGTCGAAGTAGTCGAAGATCTTGTTCATGCAGTGCTCCTCCACCCCTATTATAGGGTCCTTCGGTAGATTGGTACTACCAGCCGACGAGACCAACCGCCTGGCGCAGCGCCAGCAGCGTGACCTTGTCCTTGACGTAGCAGGTGGTGGTGATCGAGGACTCGCCCTGGGCGTTGTGCATCGCGTTCTCGATCACGATGTAGTTGAAGCCCGTCACCGTGCGCTCGCACACCGTGCCGTCCTTGTAGCGCGACTTGGGGCCGTCGACGTACTTGCCGTCGGTCTCGAACTTCAAGGTCTTGAAGCACTTGGCGTTGCCGATGGTGAGCGTCTTCTCGCCATCGCGCTTGCTCTTGCCCATGTTGGGGTCGTGCTCGACGCCCAGGGCGAACTGGGTGCTCTTGGTGATGTGAGGCAACACCTCCGCCACCAGGTCCTGCACCCACTCGGGCACCTGGACGGTCTCGTTCTTGCTCATCTTGATGGGTTCCACGGATCCTCCTTATGTGCCCCAGGACGCCAGTCCCGGGATACCGAACGTGCTGCCGAACTTCCTGATGGACGCCACGGTCTCGTTCACGTCCACCGCCCCCGCGCAGAGGAAGAAGGCCAGCACGCACTGGTCCTCTTCCACCAAGGGGGCGTTGGGCGCGAACTCCGACAGGCCCTGCGAAAGGGCCCAACCAAGCTGGTGAATGCCGCCGAGCGCGGGCGGGATGATCATGGTCGCCATCTCCATCTCGCCCAGCTCCGCGAGCGTGCCCTCGACCGCCTCGTCCACCTGGTCGGTGACGTCCGCCACCGCATCGAGCGTGCCCGAGACCAGGTCGCCCACGCCGTCGAGCCCGGCCGTGACGATGTTGCCCCCGTCGCGGGCGATGTTGCCCAGGTTGTCGAGCACGTTGACGGCCATGCGGGCCACCCCGGTGGCGCCCGGGACCACGGCGTTGACGGCCGTGCCCACGGAGAGCGCCTTCCACGAGTTGAAGACGTCCGTGCCGGCGAGGTCCGTCACGCGGTCGAGCACGTCGGTCTCGTGGATCACGATCTGGCCCGCGGTGCGCGGCGCCTTGCGGCCGGTGGTGTCGAGCACCTTGACCGGCAGCGCGCCGACGGCGAAGTTGCTGAAGAGCCAGTCCTCTTCGAGTACCACGCAGGTCAGCGTGTGCTCGTCCACCCAGACGGTGTCGCGGAAGGCCGTGCCACCGACCTCCAGCACGTCGCTGTCACGGAAGCCGCTGCCGCGCACGGTCAGGTTGATCTGCTTGCCGTAGACCACCTCGTCGGGGCTCACGGAGAGCGCCTGGTTCGGGTCGTCCAGCAAGGAGAGCGGGAAGCCCTTGTCGGCGAGCTTGGCGATCGCGCTGTTGGAGAGCACGTTCATGAACTCGCGCTGCTCGTTGTCCCACAGCGCGGGCACCTTCTTGCCCATGTCGTAGATCTTGCCGGCGAAGTCGTTGAGCGCCGGGCTCTCCGTCACCATCTGCTGCATGGCCTGTCGCGTGAGGTCCGGCTTGCCCCCCAGGAGCCAGCTCAAGGTCATCGCGACCGCGAGCACCTGCATCCGGCCGCCGGCCACCATGAAGACCACGCCGCCGGCGTACATGTTGTCGGAGAACAGGGGCCGGTTGGGATCGCCGGAGTTGAGCGCGTGGATCAGGTTGTCGCGCAGCACCGGGAAGCCGCCGAACTCGGGCAGCGGCATGTAGGCATGCACGCCGGTGGTCCAGGTGTCCTCGACGAAGCCCGCCGCCGCGTCCGTGAGGTTCTGGATCGGCGTGGTGGTCTCGGCGATGCGCTCGGTGTACCAGGTCTTCAGCCGGTTGGTGACGTCCTCGCTCTTGGTGGCCGCGGCGCGCACGGGCGCCAGGAAGTCGCGCGTGGCGTTGCCCGCGCCGTGGACGAGGTCCATGAAGGTCGTGTTCTGCGCGAACTGCCAGGCTTGGAAGTCCGCGGAGAGCCAGACGGGAGGCAGCGCCATCAGAACACCGCCGCGGTGCTGGGCCCGCTGGTGGTCCTCGTCAGCGTGGAGCTGTCGGGTTGGGTGTCGGTGGCCGTGTGGGTGTGGCCGTTGTGGGCGGTCTGGAGGGCGGCGACGTGCGCCTCCAAGAGTGCGAGGCGGGTCTCGACCTCGCCCAGGGCCGCGTCGTGGAGCGCCTGCGTCCAGCCGTGGAACTGCTCGACCAGGTCGAGGAAGCTCGCGGTCTCCGTGCGGTCGCTGCCGCCGGCCTTGGCCTTGTCCATCAGGCTGGTGAGCGCCTGGTAGAGCGTGTTGTCGTGGATGAAGGTGAACACGGTGCCCGCGGCCGGCAGGTCCGCGTCGGCGGAGTAGGTGAAGCTCGCCCCGTTGAAGCTGTACCGGGCCGCCTCGACCACGGTGTCCCCCAGCCGCACGATCAGCTTGGTGAGGTCGGGCGGGGCCACGGCCAGCGCGAAGGCGATCGTGCCGCCCGCGCCCGCGGCCGTGCGCTCGTCCGCGGCCACCGTGTGCTTCTGGATGCCGACCTTCTGGTCGAAAAGCGTCTGGACGTTCACGCCTAGCCCCCCGTGATGAACTTCAGGATGGCGGTGGTGGCCGGGTCCTCGCTGACGAGCACCGTGACGTCCACGCCGATGTCCATGCCGCCCGCCGTGTCCTTGAGCCCGCCGTCCGCCGTCAGGGTCGCGCCCATCTGGTCGCCCAGGCTGCCCACCGGCCCGTCAAAGCGGTAGATCAGGATCTCGCCCAGCTCGAAGAAGCCGGAGACG